AGTGCCGAAAAAAACTAGACTTGAACCAGGACAAACGTGGGTTGGTAATCCAGCTAGACGCTTGAAAACTAATATGTATGCATTAGATAAATTAAATATAGATGAGTATGACTTGTTAGAAGAAACTGCTCGGTATAAAGAATTAGTAAAGTTACATGGCCTTTGATCCAGTATTAATGATTATGCAACCTCGTCAGATAGACGAGTCTATTAATTCACTTAAATATAATATAGATATTCCTAAGGTATGGTTTCGTGCTTTTACAGAGCCACAAGTTGTGGGTCAAATGAATAAGTTTATTAGGGAAACAAATTATAGTCATTATATTGTTATGAGTGATGATGGTATAGTGAGTAAGAAAGCAGCTGATACTATTTTAAAATATGGAGAGATGAAAGAGTATGAAGTTTTTACTGGCTGGATGAATATGCATATAAATTTTAATGGAGATTATAGCAAAGAAAGCACAATATGTTTAGGGTGGATTCCAGAATGGAAAGATTTTGAAGGTCCACAAAGAGATGAATATCCCGAATGGCAAGATATGTCTTGGGTAAATACTTTACCACCAGATCAAGTTATACGAACAGCCATGGCAAATTTTGCTATGTCTATAGCAGAGAGAGAATTATTTTTAAGATTTCCTTTACGGACTCATAGAAATGATAGGGCTTCCGATCACCATTGGTCATATAGATTACAGAGAGCGGGGGTAAAAGTGTACACACATCCAGATGCTTTTGTAAAACATTTGAGAAAGGGGTGGAGTCCTTGGAGACATAATTGGTTAGTGGGTAATGTAGAACCAGAAATAAGATATGAAAATATGAAGTGGGGCAATAGAGAAGATTATGTATGAATTAAAAGATTATTTGAACGCAATCAATCATAAGAAAGAAGATTTGATGACGAGTGAAGATGAGTTTTGGGAGAAGAAGTACCCAGCGTATATAGTAAACAAAGCATTGTCAGCTTTTCCTGACTGTATTTTGTATGTAAATGAAATGAATAAGATGCATTACCTCGATAAGCGTCTACAATTTCAATTTTTTCTAAATAGTATACGACCTAAGAAAAGGTTTAGTAAGTGGCTTAGGTCTAGTAAGATTAAAAATCTTGAGTATGTTAAAGAATATTATGGTTATAATAATGAGAAAGCCAAACAAGCACTTGACATACTAGATGATGAACAAATTGAACACATAAAAAGAATAATAAATCGAGGTGGTAAACATGGAAGAGTTGGAATGGACTCCAGAGTTAATGCTCGAGGTGACGTTAAATGAGGCTGATGATTTTTTAAAAGTTCGTGAAACACTATCCCGCATAGGGGTTGCCTCTCGCAAGGAGAGAAAGTTATACCAATCGTGTCATATCCTACATAAACAAGGTCGATATTTTATCGTCCATTTTAAAGAGTTGTTTGCATTAGACGGCAAGCCAACGAACATATCATTGAATGATGTAGAGAGAAGAAATACGATAGCAGGATTGTTATCAGATTGGGAACTAGTAGAAATTATTGGCAACAGTGAACCTAGAGCACCGTTGTCACAGATAAAGGTTTTGTCCTATAAAGAAAAGGACGAGTGGATTTTGGAGACCAAATATAATATTGGTAAAAAACGAGTGGAGTAATATATTATGGCAGTAAAATTATTGAGATTGAAGTCAGGTGAAGATATCGTCGCAGAGCATGTTCAAGGAAAGATAGGACAAAATATAACTATCGAAAATCCAGCCATGCTAATGCCGATGAGTGATGGGAGAGGTAATCAAGTGCAGGTTGGGTTAGCGCCTTGGATGCCTTTTAGTGCTGAGAAAAGATTTGATTTACCTGGAGACTGGATTCTTTTGATGACAGATCCAGCACCAGATTTAGTGAATAACTATAATCAAGTTTTTGGTTCAGGTATTGTTGTACCCCAAGTCAACACTTCGGCTTTACTTAATGAGTGATTTTTATTTAAATGTAATTCAGCGTGGTAGTCAGCTTCTTGTTCGATCAATAGAAAATGATAAACGAGTCAAGCGTAAAATAAAGTGGAAGCCTACGTTTTTTGTTCCAACTGATAAAGAATCCAAATGGAAAACTTTAACGGGAACGAAAGTTGCCTCGGTGCAACTTGCAGATGTCAACGCAGGCCGTGAGTTCTTAGAACACTATAAAGATCAATCAAATCTAATTTATGGGCTTGAGAGATTCTCGTATGTGTATCTTGCGGATCAGTATCCCGATATAGTCAACTGGGATATCAATAAAATTCTAATCATCACCCTAGACATAGAGGTGGCTTGCGAGCATGGCTTTCCTAATGCACAAGAAGCAGAGGAACCTCTGTTGTCTATTGCAGTTAAGAATCATTCTAACAAAGCTATTCGTATATGGGGTACGGGTGAGTATGAAAACAAAAGAGATGATGTTACCTATATACAATGTGAGAATGAGATTGATTTATTCAAAAAGTTTCTCAAGTTTTGGTCCCACATAGAACCAGATGTGGTAACAGGTTGGAACACACAGTTTTTTGATATCCCATATCTATGCAATCGTATAACAAGATTGCTAGGTGAAGATGAAGTTAAGAAACTTTCACCGTGGGGTATAGTGAGAGCCGAATCTGTTAAGACTTTTGGTCGAGAGCAACAGAAGTATAATCTGTTTGGGATATCGTCATTAGATTATTTGGACTTGTATCGCAAGTTTACATATACAAACCGAGAGTCATATACGTTAGGTTATATCGCAAGTGTTGAGTTGGGGTTTGCGAAAGATGATAATCCATATGAAACATTCCGTGAATGGTATACTAATGATTGGCAATCGTTTATTGATTACAACATCAAGGACGTAGAGATAGTTGATGCTCTAGAAGATAAGATGAAACTGATTGAGTTAGCTTTGACTATGGCTTATGAAGCGAAGGCTAACTATACCGATGTGTTTTCTCAAGTGCGTATGTGGGATGTGACTATCTATAACTTTCTAAAGGATATGAATATAGTAGTACCGTCACGAAAGATTGTGTCACAGGCAGAGAGATATGAAGGTGCCTATGTTAAAGACCCACAGACAGGGTTACACGATTGGGTGATGTCGTTTGATTTGAATAGTTTGTATCCTCATCTCATTATGCAGTATAACATCTCACCTGAGACTATGGCATTAGAATCTAATCCTAATGTAAATGTAGACAAGATGGTGAACCAAGAGGTTGAAATAGCTGAAGATGGTTATGCAGTGACACCGAATGGTGCACGATTCAGAAAAGACTTTCAAGGATTTCTACCGCAACTAATGCAGAAGATGTATGATGACCGAGTGAAGTTTAAGAAGTGGTCGCTTGAAGCGAAGCAACGATACGAAGATACTAAAGACAAGAAGTATTTAAATGAGATTTCAAAGTATAACAACATACAGATGGCAAGAAAGATTGCACTCAACAGTGCATATGGAGCCATTGGGAATCAGTATTTTAGATATTATGATAGACGTATGGCTACAGCAGTCACTACGTCAGGACAACTAGCGATAAGGTGGATTGAAAATGATGTTAATGGCTATCTCAATAGGATTTTACAAACAGATGACAGAGATTATGTTATTGCATCAGATACGGACTCTATATACGTTAGTTTTGACGAGTTGGTATCTAAATCTTTTGGCGAAAAAGTGATATATCAACTGATAGAGTTGTCTCCTTCTTGGCGACTGTGGCCGAAGAAAAGTTGGAACCTTTTATTGATGAGAGTTATAAGAGGCTTGCTGCGTATGTAAAACCATATGAACAAAAGATGGTGATGTCCCGTGAAGTCATAGCGGACAAAGGAATATGGACAGCCAAGAAACGATACATTCTAAATGTGTATGACAGTGAAGGCGTAAGGTATGCTGAACCTCAGTTAAAGATGATGGGGATTGAAGCAGTGAAGTCCTCGACACCAGCACCGTGTCGTGAGAAAATTAAGCAGGCACTACGAGTTATTATTGGTGGGGATGAAAAAACTCTCAATGATTTCATACAAGATTTTCGTAAAGACTTTATGGAGCTTAAACCAGAGGAGATTGCATACCCAAGGTCGTGTAATAATTTGCGCAATTATTCAGACACATCTTCCATATTTAAGAAAGGAACTCCGATGCATGTTAAAGGAGCACTTGTATATAATTTCATATTGAAGAAACAAAAATTAACAGATAAGTATCCTCTTATACAAGAGGGTGACAAGATAAAGTTTATTGAAGTCAGGACTCCTAATCCGTATCAGACAAATGTTATTTCATTTATGACGCGATTACCTAATGAATTTGACTTGAAAAATTTAAAAGCGGAATGCCTTAGAGCAGATATAATTATTGCTGCTGTGGGAATACCTAAATTAGTCAAAGGAGATTGGGTAAAAAAAGGTGCAATCGTTATTGACGTTGGTATTAATAAAACCAATTCAGGCCTTGTAGGTGATGTTGATTTTGATGAAGTTTCTAAAGTTGCTAAAGCAATCACACCAGTTCCAGGTGGAGTTGGACCAATGACAATTGCTTGTCTGTTGAATAATACTGTTGAATGTTTTAAGAAAGCTCATTCTAAATAAACCAAAAATTAACGAAGCTTTTTCTTATGAAAATTAATAAATCTTTCTATATATGATTTATTAAATGTTTTGTTTTCTTCAAAGGATACTTTTTTTATTGAATAGGCATTACTTTTAGTCTGTCTTGAAACAATTGTAATATTGCCTTTGTATAATTTAAGTTTAACAGATCCATTTACTTTATTTCTTTTTAAATCAACAATTTTTTGAAGTTTAAATCTTGCTTTTGAATACCAATAACCATTGTAAATAAGTTCTGCATATTTAGGCATAATCCCATCTTTTTTATGCATTGTTTCTTTATCCAAAGTAACAGATTCAATTGCTCTATGGGCAACCATTAATAAAGTTCCACCAGGAGTTTCGTAAATACCTCTAGATTTTATTCCAATAAATCTATTTTCCACAAGATCAACTCTGCCAATTCCGTTCTTACCAGCGAGGATATTTAATTTTTTTAAAAGATTTCCTGGAGATAATTTTTTGCCATTAATTGTTATTGG